CTACTGAACTTACTACAAAAGTTTATGAAATAATGAAAGAGTTTAAGGTTGAAATAGACGACGAAGAATATACTGAAGAAACTTGTTTTGAGTGTGGTGGTTCTGGTGAAATGGCTGATTATGATGATCCTGAAAATGATGAATATATAGCTTGTTCTGAATGTGAAGGTTTTGGTAGTACTGATGAACGTAATGAAAATTATGGTCAACCTTATTCTAACTGGGATTCACTTGATACTCGTTATTATGAAGTCAATGAAAAATGGGAAAAATACATGGAAAAATTTATCAAACACGCCGTTGAAAATCGGTAAATAGATTGTTTTGTTGATTACAAGCCCGCTTGAGTTAATTCTTGAGCGGGTTTTTTTGGCTTACACGAATGGATTACCCATTTTCACCATCACATCAAAATTCCGCTCTATTTGTCTACAATCTTCCAAAAACTTTTCAACTTCATTTGGTGACAGTGAAAACCATTCTCCGTTGACATTTTTATGTTTATATGTATTATGTAGGGTAGATTCTAATTTACGGTTGTGCTTGGTCGCCCAAGAGGCGACAAGTTCAAGATTAGGGTTGCCCGTTTTTAGTTCTTTTAATCTTTGTTTTGGATTTTTTGAGAAACCTATTTTATACAATATAGTTTCATCCACTTCACTTTTTATCAAATAGATGTATGACACAATACATTCTCCTTTCTTATATAAATATAAAATAACTGGGAACTTTATTCGCCGGGCGTAGTAAAACAACTATCGGTGGAGTGGTATACTATAACCCGAATCAGCTATTGGTTCGGGTTTTTTTATTCCTAATTTTCATATTTCTTTATATTTATATGTGACAAGATACATTTATTATAGGAGAAGGGATATGGCAGTATTTGAACAAGCACCTGTATGGGAAGATACTCCTGGGGCAGTATCAGGAAGCACTCCATTTGGTTTATATGATAACGATCCAAATTTTGTGAAAGACGCACCAAACTTTGCTAAGTGGTGTGCTCGTAGATTTGGTTATCCTGTGATAGAAATTGAGTTAGTTGATTATGATTTTTACGCATGTTTTGAGGAAGCTGTGAGCGACTTCGCAAATCAAGTCAATCAATTCAATATCAGAGAAAATAGATTAGCTGTTCAGGGATTAGATTCAAATATAGATCTTACACAAAAGACAATACAGAGTACTGGATTGAATCAAGTTATTCGTTTATCGAAAGAGTATGGAGCAGAAGCTGGTGCTGGTGGAAATATAACTTGGAGGCGAGGAAGTATTGAGGTAACACAAGCACAAGGTCAAAAATATGATTTAAATCAGTGGGCTACTGACAATGTAAGTGGTAGTGTAATTGAAATTAAAAGGGTATTTCACGAGGGTCGTCCAGCGGTATCGAGATATTACGATCCATTTGTAGAGAGTGGTTTAGCGAGAAACAATCTTATGGATGAATTTGGTTGGGGTGGATGGCAACCAGCGATTGAGTATGTTTTATTTCCTATTTACGAAGATTTATTGCGGGTACAATCAGTTGAATTGAATGACCAGATAAGAAGGTCTGCGTATTCATTTGAAATAATCAACAATCAAATTACCATTTTTCCAAGACCGACATCAACATTTAATCTTTGGTTCGAGTATATTTTGACATCGGACAGGGATAAGGCTGCTTTTATAGTACCAAGTGGTTCGACATATGAGGAATATTCACAATCAACTGGGTCACAAACTCAAAGCGACTTTTCTAATATTGGTTATCAAAACATTCCATATCACACCATAAATCAACCAGGATTACAATGGATAAGAAAATATGGACTTGCTTGTGCTAAAGAAACATTAGGAATGGTCAGAGGTAAATATCAACAAATACCTATTCCAAATGCTGAAGTAAATCTTGACGGCGACACACTTAGGAGTGAAGCAGCTGCTGAAAAAACAGAACTTATCACTCAACTTAGGGAAACATTAGAAGCATCAAGTATGCAACAACAATGGCAGAAGAAAACTGAGCAAGAACAAGCGATGATTAGTAGTCTTAAAAACGTTCCGCCTGTGTTTGGTATATACGTTGCATAAATTAAGGGGAGATTAAAATGCCACAGTCACAACCATTATTTAATCGAAGAAGGGATATTAAATACTTCAATTCGTTGAATAACGAATTGCTCAATAGGATTATACAAACTCCCGTTATAATATATAAAATTAGTACAGAAACAGAAGACAATATATACGGAGAATCAACCACAAAAACCTATACAAAGGGCGTTCAAATTGGTTGTTTAATTTCCCGTGATGATCAAGTAACCGATTCAAGTGAAGGATTCGGGCCTGTTGTTGATCAAACGATAACATTAGCCTTTCATAGAGAAATGATTGCTGATAGAGGGTTTTATCCTGAAACCGGTGACATTGTTGAGTTTAATGAAGCGTATTACGAAATTAACACGGTAGTGGAAAATCAACTTATAGGTGGACAAACATATAAAAACTTTTCCATTATTGTTACAGCAGCCATGACTCAACGCGACAAACTACAAATCGAGAATGTACGGGTAGGTGGTAGGAATGAAAGAATATAATGGAGAAACAACATGGCTATTGACAACACACCTAAAAGACAAAATCCTTTAGTCAAGTCAAGAATCAGTGAACAAGAGTTTCACAAGGATTTTGATAATTCACCTATACCAACTCGTCGAGAGGAACAAGTCAAGAGAAGTGATGATACATTCAAAAATGTATCGATAAAACTTCAAGACATTGACGAGGCGATTCTTTTTTATTTCAAGAATGTGATAAAACCGACCGTTATTGAGAATGAACAACTTATTGATGTTCCTATAAAATATGGTGATCCTGAGTTATGGCGAGCGATACAAAAGAATGGATATATAAGAGATAACAAGGGTAAAATGATTTCACCTATTATCATGTTTCGTCGAACAAACATTTCCCGTGATGATGGTATGCCTGTTGATAAAACAGACAGAAATATAGTTCATCAATTTCCTAAAAAATGGTCAAATAAAAATTCTTATGACAGATTTTCATTATTGACTGGAATAGACAGAAAAAAGGAATATGAAATTTATACAGTAATACAACCTGATTATATTACCGTAACATATGAGAGCGTTATTTGGACATCATTTGTAACACAAATGAACAAGATAGTAGAACAACTTGTTTATAGTGAGGGGGCGTATTGGGGCGACAAAACTAAATATAAATTTAGTTCCAAAATAGAATCATTTGAACAAAACATAGACGTTAATACAGATAAAGGTAGAATAGTAAGATCGAATTTTACTTTAATGATAAAGGGATATTTGATACCTGAAACATTTAACGATTTAGTAACAACACAAAAAACACGCACAAAACAACAATTAGTTCTTGGGGTTGAAACTACAATGACTGCCGAAGAATTCAACAAAAAGTAAGAGAAACCAAATGGCGATAAGTAATACACCTAAAAGGCAAAAGCCTCTACCAAGATCACGACGAGAAAATTTTGATGGAACACTCAGGTTTTCTGGAAAACCAGCGAAAGAAAAACGTGAGGAACAAATCAAACGAAGTGATGATACATTTCGTGATATTTCTATTGGTTTACAGGACATTGATGAAGCGATAATATTTTACTTTAAAAATATAATAAAACCAAGAGTATTAGAAAATGGTTTATTGATAGATGTTCCTATAAAGTATGGCGATCCTGAGATGTGGGTATCATCACAAAAGGATGGTTATCTTCGTGACCGCAAGGGCAAGATCATTGCACCGATAATAATGTACCGTCGAACCAATGTCGCCCGAGACAACAATGTTCCTATTGATAAAGTTGATAGAAATTTAGTTCATTATTTCCCGAAGAAATGGTCAAACGAACACAACAAATACGACCGATTTTCTTTGAAGAATAATATAAAACCAACATATGAGATGTATAACATTGTTGTACCAGACTATGTAATAATCACATATGAGTGTAAAATATGGACATCATTTGTAACTCAAATGAACAAGATAGTTGAACAAATGCAGTACGCTGAGGGCGACTATTGGGGCGACGACGAAAAGTTCAAATTCAAATCAAAGATAGATAGTTTTGACTTGGACACAAGTTTAGATACTACGAAAGGTAGAATGGTACGAAGCAATTTTACTTTAGAAATAAAGGGATTTTTAGTACCAGAAATAGCGAATGATTTATTGACGACAACAAAGGGATATACAACTCAACAAATCATATTAGAAACTGAAACTGAAATAGATGTGTTGAGTGTGATACAACCTGATCCATTTTGTGAGAAGATTATTGTTTCGTCGAGAAAACAACCTGCGGTGACTGGTAATCAAACAATAACGGATTTGGTAAATGCAGAAATATTAAAAGTACAACATCAAGTAAATTATTTAGATAAGTTAGCAGTATATTCGACATTTACAACTGTTGGGGCGACAGTGGTAAGTTCGAGTGGTGGAAATTCATTAGCGATATATCCAAATGTTTATACCGCATCTATACCAACTGATATGCCATCTACATCTACAATAACGGCGACTGACGAAGATGATTTCTTAGTATTTGTCAATGGGCAGTATATGGAACATGATGCTTTTACAATACAACAAAGTGGAAGTAGTTTTGTTGTTATCGCCAGCACTGGTAGTTTGGGGTATGAATTAGCGGCTGAGGACGAGATTGTAACTTGGGGAAAATTTAACTAATGATTAAGTTAAAAGACATATTAAAGGAAATAACTCATGCGGTTGGTGCAGAAGAAGGTTCATTTGCTTGGGCATACGCACCAAATATTGAAATTGATAAAAAATGGGAACAATGGCGTATTGATTCTATGGAAGACTATAATTTGCAAGGTTGGATTAAATTGAGAGATTTGATAACAATTGAGGAAAACG